AGTCCAGTGGTAGTCGAACAGGACGTTGCGCTTGTCCTCTACAAACTCGGGCGATAGGACTCTGCACCGAGCACAGTTGTAGAGCATGGCCGATGCCCACTCGAACTGCGGCTGGTGGATCTGCATGGCGACTTCGCCATCAAAATCCGCGAAAACCTCTGCGATATCGCCCTTAACGACCATATCCGCATCAAGGAACAGGGCTTGTCCGTCATAGCCGCATAGCCATGGGACCAGATAACGCGAATAGGTGAACTCCGTCAGTCCGCGCCGCTTGAGCGGGAGCTGTCCGAGGATAAGCGGGGTAATGCTGACCGGACGGCTTGCGTGACGGACGATGGAATGTTGAAGAACGTTGTAGGCGATGGGTTGTCTTGGGTCGTAGCCGATGAAAACCCTAAGTGAGCCCGGATAAGCGGGACAGTCGCCTGTATCGTCTTTTCCCATGTTCCTTTGTGCTCAATGAGCGTGCAGGGATGAAACGGAAGCCCGCTGCTGTACTTCCAGCAGGAGGCTTCTGACTTCATCGCAAACGTTTTGACGCCAAGCGCCCCAGCGAGGTGAATAACGGCGGTCGGCACGCCCACCACACAATCCAATCTCGAAACAAGAGCCGCAGTGTCGTCATAGTCGTGCGTGAGAGTTGCCCACGGATACTGAACAAGATCCACGCCATGCTTCTTGCGGAAGTCATCTATTTCCTCCTCCGCGTCCCGGTACTGGAGGCAGACAAAGGTCGCATCTATCGACTTAAAGAGCGGTAGCCAGTCCTCAAGCGGCGCGCGGCGGACTCTCGCCCCAGTGCGTGAAACTCCCCCACTCCAGGCAATGCCTATCGCGGGCTTATCCCACTTCCATTGCTTTGAGCGGATGGGGCACGCTTTGAGGTATGCGACACGGGGGAATGACTCCTCCGTAGTGCGGAAGAATTCACCCAACTGGCCTACCGCAAGACTGCAATCGAAGTCCCGGTCTTCCTTCGCCCACTTCTCGTTCTTTACCCGCGTACCGTAGACGGTGCATTCGGGAAGTGAGCGGCGGAACAAGCCCTCTAGCCTGCCGTCACAGTCAAAGATGACCTTTTTAGCGACCCTTGCCGCCGAGGGGATCATCGAGGCGAACAGGATTTCGTCCCCGATCCCCTGCTCTGCATAGAGCACGACCGTTTGTCCCGGTGTGCCATCCCATTCGGGCTCGTCCCTGTAATTCACTTTGGGTCGATAGGGCGTCCCGATGAGCTTGTGGTAATCAGTCCAGCCACTCCAATCTCTGCGGGCTAGCTTGCAGATCGCTACGTTACAGAGCGCCTTGGCGTTATCCGGCTCGAGCGCCAGGAGCTTATCCATCACTGGAGCCCCGAGGTCATACATCCCGAGGTCTACGTAGAGCGCTCCGAGGTTCAGCAGAGCGAATATCTGGCTCTTGACGCTCCCCGAAGCCTTGGCGAGCTTCAGGGCCTCGAAGTAATAGCGCTCGGCTTCCTTGGTGCGCCAGAGCTGGGCACACGCATAGCCGAAGTTAATCCACCCGTTGGGCTCTTTGGGGTAGAGCTGAGTTGCCGACCGCCCCAAATGGTAGGCGGGGCCGAGTAATCCCAACCGCTGCGCGACAAAGCACGCATTGATTAGGGCTCGGGGGTCCGTTGGGTCTTGTATGAGTAGTTCGTGGCAGATTACCCATGCTTTCTTGAGCTGATCGTCCGGACCGTCTGCGAGGAGCTCTATTTCCTGGTACTTATCCAAGATAGATTTTCTTGGTGTGCGAGGCCCCCTCTTGCCCCGTCGTGGTCTTCAGGTGCGGATAGTGTTCATTAATCTCGGCAAACATCCGTTTCTGGTGTGTGCCATCGAATACGTTAATGCCCTTCGCTCGCATCTGGACGATGACGATGGGCGGGATCTTGGCGTAGAGGTGCCAGCCTTTCTTGACGCCTTCGCTATCTTTGCCCACTTCATTGGCCATGGCCTTGGTGTAGTCCAAGACTGGCTCTACGTCAGCCGTGCGGGCGAGCGTGTAGGTCTGGTCGTTCTCGTTCCATTTCCAGTCCGTCTTGATCCCGGTCACTGGGTCTATTTCCATGAAGTCGCTCATGTATAATCCCGATTAGCTGGTGGACGGAGAGGTAATGTCCTCCCGTGGTCCCCGAATCTGGCGGTACGCCGTCCAAAGGACCTGTAGCTCAGAGTCATGAGCACCAGCACTCCAACTCAAAGAAAAGGCCCCGGTGTCAGTCCCGGGGCCGATCCATTAGGCACAGCCTACGATCTTCGCGGATGACTGCTGGTTGCGAGCAACCAACGTGCATTCCGTGATGATCTGGTACTTGGTGCCGTCACCAGTACGCGCGAGCTGCCGAGCCATGGGACGACGGAGGAACCCAATCGCCCAATAGTTCGGATCGAGGCACAGGACGTTCTGATCGCGCATATAGCGATGCAGGACGACCGTATGGCGGCCGAAGTCGCTCACGTAGACGTTGGCAGCACCGATAATCGGTGACTGCGTCGCAGCGTCCACGTTAACGAAGCGCGTCGCAATGCTGGTGAAAGCATCGATTAGCGCCTTGTTCTTCGCCGTGGTGAGAATCACCGAAGGATCGCCGCCGTTCGACCACGCACCCTGGAGCGCGAAGTTAAGCGCACTCGCAACCAGCGTGTTAGCCGTTCCGTCAGTCACTGCCGTGGTCGGGATACCCGATGCGGCACCAGGGGTCGTCGCAACCGTGCTGGTCGAGATCGTGACGGCGGTTGAGGCCGTAACGGTCGTGCCGACCAGGGCGTTCGACAGATACCCGTTGATCCAGGTCTCAATGCCGCCCATGGTGCGGCCAGTGCCCGAGGCGCCGGCAGAGGCCAGCGTGTTGCGGGTAACGGCGTATTCCATATCGCGCTTGAGTTCGCGCATCTTCACCATCGCACCGCGCGACACTTCAGAACCGCGTCCAGCCTTCTTGACCGCTTCCAACGTGTCGGACACGAGGAAGGTCTTCGAAAGGATCTGGAGGTAGTTGCCGAAGCGGGCCGGCGAGGTCAGTGAAGTGAAGGTAGCGTCGTCACCTTCGATTCCGATATTGGTTGCGGCAGCCGCGAGCTGCTGAGCAAGCCACTCGTGAGTGGTTGCCGTGGCCGAAACCTTATCGAGGTTAGAAACCGCCCACGTATCCTCTGGGAACAAGTCCCAAATCACATCTTCGAGATCTTCACGAATACCGCCAGCGCTCGTGACGCCGAAGACGTTAGTCGTGCCTGTAAGCTGAGTCATTTAATTTCCCTATTCGCCAAACATGCCGGCCAGTCGCTTCTCAATGAGCTGGGCTTTCTGCCCACTGGTCTCGGCCTTGTTCATGGCTTTTCTGAAGTTGAGCTTGTCAACCACGTTTTGCGGCATCTTTTCGTTAGCCGCTCCGGGTTTGACAACCTTGCCGACTGCATCAACCGCCTTGGTTGTGCCGGCTTTGATCTTGTCGAATTGCGATGCCTTCCAAAGCACCTTGGCGCTTCTCGGGTCGAGCAGGACGTTGTCTACCTCGGACTCGCTGAGACCTTCGGTCATCGCATAAGAGCGAATAGCCTTCTCGGTTTCCTCAGAAAAGCCAGGTATCGACTTGGCGGCCAGCTCGCGAGACTTGGTTCGCAGCTCGGACAATTTTGATTTGAAATCTTCGTTAAACTTTGCGCGCTTGCCCTCGATGGCCTTATTCAAGTCATCGCGGCGCTCTTTGATCTGGTCCAGTTCGTGACGGGCGCGGACCATCTGGTCCATGGGCATGTTGCCCCAGTTGGTCTTCTTGGCCTCTTGGAGGTAAGCCTCGATTACGGCCAATTCACGCGTCTCGCCATCGATGGACTGACGGAAAGCCCCATCCATCTGCGATTGCGTCATCAGTTCGCGCGAATGCTCGATAGCACGCATCTGCTCGGAAAGTGCCTGCGTCTTCGTGGTGTAGTCCGAATTACGCATCAGGGCGTCTTTGATGCCCTTGGGGCCTTTCCACTTCGCCCCCTCCCACTCGATCTCGTCTAAGCCGTCATCGACGGGAGCCTCTGCTACGGCCTCTGGGGCGGCCTCCTCGGCTTCACCTGGAAAGCCGAACTTCGCGGCGATCTTGTCGGATATGGCCTGCTCTACTGGAGCGTCGAGATTTGAACCGTCACTCATTCATTCACCTAAAGATGGACCTAAGGGGGTTGTTGCGCCGCTTCTCCAGCTCATTCATATCCGCTGCGGCGACCTTGCCGCGAGCTACAACGCCATCGAGTTCTGACTTGAGTGCGTCGAGTAGCTTGATGCAGCGGCGGAAGTCTTCTGCTGTGCTGGTGTCTTCCAGCTTCGTGGCGAGTAGCGCTTCGATCATTCGCGCCTTGACTGCCGTATAGGCGTCCATGTAGGCGGGGTTATCGAGTACGGCCTTGGCCTTGGTGGCCTTATCGATTAGTTCACCGTTGGTCATTCAAGCCCCGTTACCCGCCCGTGGCGGTCTTTAACTGCGGTCTGTGACTTAATTACCTTGCCGTCCTCGTCTACGTGGTCTACGCCCTCGATCTGCCCATCGGGACTCTTGCGTATGACCTTCTTGGCAGTGGCGAGCTTCATAGCCTTGTGCACGCCATGAAATACCTCGTTCATCTTTGCGCCGAGTTCGCCCACCTGCTGAACGTGCTCGTCTATCGCTTCGTGCGTGGACTTCAAGCTCTTGCCGATGGACTTAACCCCATCGGTGGCACCCTGGAACTGCTGGCCGAGGTTGCCAATGATCGCCTCATGGTGGGACTTGATCCCTTGCATGTTGACTTCGTGCTCGCGCTGATTCGCAGCTTCGAGGAGCTTCAAGCCCACGTTCGCATCGATGGCGTAGATATCCACTCCAGCCTTGCGCTGGCTCTCGGCGTCCTGCTGGACCAGTTCGGCGGCCTTGATGTCCTTGTCGAGCTGGCCCTGGAGGATGACTTTCTGTATCTCCGGTGGCGGCTCGGGAGGCGCGGGCGGAATGCTCTTGGGATCGGTCCAGAACGCATCCGGGTTAAGGTCTGCGGCCTTCGTAAGCTCGGTGAGCGTGTTAAAGTAGTTCTCCGGCGTGCATACCGGGATCTTCGCCATCATCGCTTCGAGCTGCTTGCTGGCGAGGAGAGCCAGGCGCCCCAAATGGGCGTCGCGGTTACCCGCTGAGAACGCAACGCAGATCTTGAACTTATTGCGCTTCTTCCAAGAGCCCGGGTCTACTTCGACCCACTGCCCTTTAAGCTGGATCATCTGGCGCTTGTGACCGAGCTTCAGTACTTGCTCGTGGACGATGCTAAACAGGTCTTCAATGGCGAACGCGAAGATGCGCGCGATCTGAATCACCCGCTCCGCTGCCATGCTGGAGAGCTGGTTGACCGTCCCGGGCTGGATATTGGTCAACTGCGAGCTATCGACACCCGAGAAATTGCTATTGATGCCCGTCCGCCCAGCGCGGACCATATCCATGTACTGCAAGCCCTCCATGGCCTGAGGGAACGTGTTAGGCACTTCCTCATAACGGATCTGATTAATGTCCTTTGTGCGGATGATCCCATCCGGGCGCCGAATCAAAACGTCTTCCATGTTGACGTATTGATCGTTCACCACCTTCTGCGGGTAGTTCGAGGCGTACAGGCTGTTTAAGCCCTGACGTAGGATAAACGTCTTGATCCGCTGCAGGTCCATGGTCATATCCGCCATGGATACGCCCACATGACGATGCGGCAGCGGGACGGCAACGCCAGAAGCCACCGGGATGCGGCTCACTTCCTCGCGATAGAGGATACGGCGCCCCACTCGCATGATCTGGAGCAGTTCCGCCATGCCATCGCCATCAGCATCAACGCGAATCCAGATCATTCGCGCCTTGACGCGACGCATCGAAGGATCGGTGGGCTTGTAACGCTCTAACCGCCGCTCACCAAACTGATCGCGGGCGTAGTCTTCCTGCGTGTAGAGTTCGGGATCATCCGCAATGTCCGTGGGAATGTCGAAGCCCTGCTCCCGTAACTCGGTGAGCGTGGTTTCTTCCCAATACTCGAAATAGTTGCAGCGGTCATCGATGCGCCAGGAGAACGAGCGCTGATCGACCTTTACCCGCTCCGGGGGGATTACCCTAATACAGAGGTCATCGTCCGTCTGAGTGCGGCGAATCTCTACGTCATAGAGCATGGCCGGCGTGGTCATCGGCTGGCAGTTGGCGTCCACAATGGGCTCGCCCTGCGGCCCTAAGACCGGGTCGGGTGGCATATCAGGGGCCGGATACTGCCGTGACTGGATGATCTCAACCCCGGGATCTTGCAGCAGGAGGGATATGCCCTCTTTGGTCTGCTTCTCGTAAGTCTCGATCTCTACCTTGCGCGAGCGGTCCCGGTAGACGAGAAAGTAAGCGTTCTTGGTGAGGAGAGCGTCTGTGGCCCACTCATTGAACAGGCTGAACCAATCATGCTTCTGGGTGACTAGCCAGTTGAGATAGGCCGATTCCTGCTGCGCCTGCGCCTCGTCCTGCGGGTTATCCGGTTGCAAAGTGACCACATCATCGCCATTGGCGAAGATGCGACACATCGAGGGCAGCGTCTCCTGAATCGTCTCGAATACCGTGCGGTCGATGACGTTCGACTCACCCTCAGCCGCCGGATCTACGTTCTTGCCCAGGTATAAGTCGATACTCAGGGCGCGTTCGGCTGACAATCCAGCAGTGAGGTTCGAGAGGTCGGAGCCGTAGGAGCGGTTGTCTGCATCGTCGATGGCGCCCAGTAGGGCGGTGTCATCCATCGGCTTGGTCTGAGCCGGCTGTACGGGCGTCACATCAGCAGTAATGTTGCATCCTCTGAATCGTCATTGCGTTTAATCACTTCAATCAGCATGGCAATCTCTGCATCGCGTATCGCGGCGTCATAGATGGCCTTAATCTCAACCTTGGTGGCCTCTACGGCCTTCTGTATCGCCCTATTCCCGGTAATGACAGGTAGCTTGATGGGGCGTATGCGCGCCTTCTGGGCGTCCGTAGCGGCTCTGGCGAGGTCTGCTGCGTGCTTCTTGGCTAGCTGCTTCGCCTTGTCTAAAGCGGTGAGCGCTTGCTGTAGATCGAAGGTGGCAAACTCTTTGCCGTCGATCTTGAAGATGTAGCGGACAAAGCGCTGATTACTACCGGCCGGAGTCTCGGTAACGACTGGGGGCGGCGTAACGCCCGCAGGGCTATAGGTGAGCCCCGCATTTTCAATCGTCAGTGCGTAGGGCGCCGTAGCCAGCGCTACGGAGACCGCCTTATTGAAGGTGACGTTCTCAAGCGTCAGCGCGTAGCTCGTGGTGGCGAGCTGTAGAGTTACCGCGCGGGATGCGGTAATGCTCTCAATCGTCAGCGCGTACTGCGTGGTAGCAGCTACTAGTGCAGTATTGAGCGTGGCCGCTTGCGGAGTGGTCGTATAGGTCACGACCGCAGAGCCCAACGCAATCTGCTGGGCTACACTCTCAATCGTGAGCGCGTACGTCGTCGTAGCGAGCGACAGGGAATAGATATTACTACCTGAGACTACCGGGGTCGCTTGCTGCTGCCCGAACCTTAAGAACGGCGGTCTACGGGTGCGCGGATTCCACTTGGGGGTCTGTAGAACATACGACCCGCCGCTAATATTCCCGGCAGCGAGGGATAAGACCCAAGCCCCATAGCCCATCGCGAACGCGGTCTCACCCGTATTCGTTGCGGTGAGCGTTCCTGTAGCACCCGCCGCTACATTGTCCCGCGAACACGCCTCAATGACCGGGGTGAAGTCATTAGCCGATTGGGCATTAATGACGTTACCGTAACCGGACGGTGCAGTGAGCGCCCACAGCGTACCGCTGGCACCGTGTACGCCCTTGGGGACGATGACCGCAATATCATCGGCATTATTCGCCGTAATCCCGGTAATCGAGAGCGATATTGGGCTATTCGACCCCGCAACAATAGCGGTCGTTACCGGCGTAACGATCCACGGAAACTGTGAACGCCCCGACCAGACCAGAACTATCAAGGACCAGCGGCTGCTAGTCCCAGATACCGTATAACTCGCAGGCTCGGCTAGTCCTGCGACTTTCCAACGTACATCGCAGGTATCCGTGCCGTCCGGAGAGACCGGAGAGAGCGTGGATACACTCGGGATCGCGGCAAAGCCGGTCGGGAAGGTCTTGGCGCCGCTCGAGCTACTACCCGCGACGAGGAGAACGATATCCCCCGGAGCAATCGCTACCCCGTGGGTACAAGAAATGCTCGTCGCAGCGCTGGTGGTCGTGGAATTGGACCCACCGCCACGATAAGCCATGGGTTAACCCCTAGTTCATTGCCTCGAGCACTACGTTAGTCGCAACGCAAGTATGGGAGCCAGCACTCGCCAAGATCTGGAAATAGAGGCCAGTGGTTGCGAGCGTGGTATCGAGCGTGCTAACAACCGTCGTGCCCGTGGAGGGAAAGATATTCGGCCCGCTGGTGGAGAGCATGATTCCCAGGTCAGGCTGCGCGAAGCCCCACATCGAGATAGTCCCCGAGGTGCCGACGCTGCGACACTGGGCATAGCCTTGCATATAGCAGCCGAACGGTCCGACGCTTGCTACATAGGCCCGAGCAACGGTGGATACGTTACAGGCCGCAGCATCACCCACTCCGCAACACATCCCAAACTGGTAATTGCCCGATGTACCGGAGGTGAGCTTCAGATATGCGGTAAGCCGCACCATCTTGCCCACGGTGAAGTAATTCGCGGGCAGTAGCGTTGGGCTCGCAGACCCATTCGCCCAGCACGTCTTAAACGTCGTGGTGGGCGTGATCGAGGCATAGTCCGCGATCTGGAATGGTTGACGAGTATCAACGTAATAAATGCCGTCGGCCATTAGCTTACGACCACATTAGTGACGGGGTTTGGGGTAGCGAGTAAGGTGAAAGGGCTGGATTCGGTCCACCCACTGTTACCGTTCGCAGTGCTCTGAACCTGCACTCCGGCCACGAGGCTCACGCCAGTCGGCAGGATTGGTGCCAGCAATGTCAGCAGCTCACTGACCGCTGAGGCGGGAGCACTGGCCGTATAGGCGTACGTCCCGAGCGTTCCGGTGGCAAGTCTCACGCCGACCGCGAAGCTCGTAATCTCACCTGCGGCAATTGCGGTGCCATCGGTGTTCAGGGTCGGGTCGGTCCAACTGATCTTGGTTGAATTTGCCACTATATTACCTACAGGTGGTGCATTAGGAGTGGCTGGTGCAATCACCAGATCCACATTGATTCGTGCGGCCGGGAGTACGAAAGCCGTCATGCGAAGCTGCGCTTGGGATAGCTCAGCGGCTTCCAGCCCGATTCGTTCGTGAGCTGGTCCGATGCCATCGCGAGATACCGGAAAGCATCCGCGCCATGGCTGTATACGTCATGCGCGGGCTTTGAGGGCTCGTCCGTGGTTGCGGGTATCACGCGCTTATAGCGCTTTAAACACTCTCGCAGGCCCACGGTTTTATCCTTGTCGAAGTAACAGCGCGGGAAGATGAGTCTTGCGCGCTTGATGCCGAACTCCACGTCAGCCTTCGGCACGATACGCACCGAGCGGCCCATGCCGGCTAATACGCCCTCGGGGCTGGCATTGGGATCTGTGAGCTTGTAACGCTCCCGTGAGCCGTCCCACGGGATCCAGTCATCGCCCCAGTTGATCTTCATGGCTTTGAGCTGAGAGCCGTAGTCCACCATATTGCGGTGGTTGTCCTCGATGTAATCAACGATCAGGAGCTGCGTCTGGTTCTTCTGCACCAGAATGATGCTCGTCTTATCGTTAAACCCCAGATCCCAGATCGTGTGAGTCTTAAGGACCGGATCTATCGGCAGACTCAATATGCGCTTGGACTCTGCGAGCGCTTGCATCTCTGGTGTATAGATGGCGCCCTGAGCTGCCGGCCTGCACTTCCCTTCCCAGACGTTCTCGTATTCCAGGGGGTCAGTAGCCTTAAGGTGGTTCATTTCGCTGATTAGGCGGTCGCTCAACCAGGGATTATCCCGCCAGCTTATGGGGATAAGCTTAGTGCTGGGCGGGGTGTTTTCGATGAACCTGACGTAGGTGTCGTCGGTATCAAGATCAGGATTGAAAGAGACCCAAATCTCTGATCCTGCTTTACGAATCGTAGGGATAAGGATCGACCACGATCTCTTGGTGACTGTCTGGCCTTCTTCCACCCAGCAGCGGTCAGCACCCTCGAAAGACTTGATGCTGTCCACCGTAAGCGACGAGAGGCCGGCGAAGACGAAAAGGGTCCCATTAACCCCTCGGATCTCGGCTTTCTGGATCTCGTAATGGTCTGTGAGACCGAGCTGGACGATCTGATCTGCGAGGAGCCTGTGGACAGAATCCTTAAGCGAGCGCTGAGTCTCTCTCGCGCACAGCACTCGCAGAGGCTGTTCCCAGCCCTGCAAGAGCAGGCTACGGGCGATCCCCCAGCTCTTTGCTCCCCCTCGTCCGCCATACGTGATTTTGTAATTGGCGGGCTCCCAGAGCGCTTCAAGTTTCGCCGGGAGCTGAACGTGAGCCAATGAACTCTACTTTGTGTGAGACCTTTACGGGGTTATCTACTTCACCGCCCACCGTCACCGACTGCGCGGCTTTACCATCCAGGCGGTTTGCGATCTCGTTCATGGCCGCTATGTCGCCATCTACAGCGGCTTCCACGACGTTCATCGCGATCTTGTCTAGGGCGAGACCGGCCTTGACCTTATCGCTCTCATAGCGCAATAGAGCGCGATTGAGAGCTTCGTACCATTTACGCCCCTTAGCGGCGTATTGATTGCCCGGGGCGGCTGCCATGAGACTTGAACTAAGTGATTGTTACAGCTGAGATACAGTCTTGGAGATCTTCACGCCCTGCGCCACTATGCCGAAGTCAGTCCCGCCCTTAGCGTTTGGCGTGGGCTCGATGGGAGCGGAAGGCTTGCCCAGGATGTGCTCTTGGACTGTGACCGTCATGTGATGGTCTGTGTGGGTTTCGTGCTCGTTCATTTGTGGTATTACCAGAACTTCTGCATTAAATGAATCGTACTGAAGCTGATAGTCCTTAATCCCGTTCTCAATTAAGAAGCTATTAAAAGTGGCCTTAGTACCGCACCAATCGAACTTCAACGAATGGCCGGCGGCGAATTCGGCCGCCATGGCGCGTCTCGAAATCTTATTGGCATCGATAACCAATTATTTGCGCTTCTTGCGTTTATCAGCGGCTACGTATTCCTTGGCGACCTTCTTGGGGATTCCAAGAGTGCTGCGGCCATGAGCGGCAGCTTCCATAGCTCGGTGCTGTTTAGCGGATTTTGAGGGCATTGCTAAAGGGAGTTAGTGCAAGGTATGCAAAGCATACCCCAGGGTGTGCAACACGTTCTGTGGAACGTTGTTTCAACTCGCATCGTATTGCATCGCGTTGGCGAGCCTGCGGTGGCAGTGAGCGATAAAGCGATAGTAACTGGACTTGTCCTGCCCCAGCCTGAACATCTTTTCCTTTACCCCAACGGGTATCACGTAATGCACATATATCCTCCCGCGCTCATGCTCCGTGAGGACCAGTAAAGCGATATTGAACTTGAGCGCGTCGCCCTCGAATACCTCTGGGAACTTCTGATCCCTGAAGTCATCCGGTGGGATGCCATCCTGTATTCTCGCCCAGACTGATTCGGGCCAGTTCTCGCGCTTCAGGTCCATGCGACGCTTGGCATGCCCCCAAAGCCTCCCCCGAATGTCCACCCAATCTATGAAGCCGTTGCTCCGAAGACTGCCCGCATAGCTTGCTGAGGCGTACTGACGCGACGAATATTCCATAGTCTCAGGAACTCCAGTTGCTTAGGCGAGCGACGGCGGTTCTTGGTCACGCCGCCCACTTCAAGGGCGACGACTTCAAGGTAAGGGGGCGGGCTTATGAGAAGGTCTGGCGTGTCGTTGAGTACCTTGACGAGACAGCCGGCGGCTCGCAGGGTTTCCACGATGGCATCCTGGGTCTCATCTTTGCGGGCAGCGCGTCTCACCCCGGCACTCCATAATCCATATCGCCTCGGCGCCAATAGTTTTTCAGGATGAATATCCTGAGCAGAGCCAAGTCCGTATGCGCGATATCAGATCCAGATGCGGCTAGCTCGCCGAACTCATCCAAGAGCGCGTCCAACTCCATCGCGGCCCATCGTTTCTCGTAGTCACGCATGCTGGTTAATTCTCAGCTTCCCGCGCTCTGCTGCGACCTTGGACACGAAAGAGCGTGAACATCCGAGCTTGCGACCGATCTCCGTAAAGCTGTCATCAGGTCTAGCCTTTAGCCATTCGATGACTTTGGCCTTAACCGGCTCCCAGATGCTTCTACGGCGCGAGGCCATGACCTTCTGTGCGCTTGCCATGCCTCGTTTGGAGCTATTGGCAAGGACGGCTCTCTCACGTTCGCCTATCGCTGTCCCCTTCTTGCAGTGGTTACAGATCCCGAAAGCAATATGCAGCGTGTCGGCGTTACAGGTCGAACACCAGGCGTTGGAGAGAGAGGGTTTGCCGAGGACGAGGCGGCCCATTAGACGCGCCTCAGCGTTTCATCCTTGTACGGCCACAATGTAGGCGCGCCGTTCATGCGCCCGATCATGGCGTGTAGCTTCTCGATATCGTCATCGAGGCAAGCCATGCGCTCGGTGAGATGCTGGATACGCTGCTCCTGCTTCATCACTTGGTAGTGCAGGGATTGCAGATCGTGGGCGAGTGCGGCGCCCGACCAGCTCGGAGCCGCATAAGAGGCAAATTTCACGGTGCCCGGACTCCAATGGAATGCTATGCTAGTTGATGTCATAACAAATCTCCCGCAGCAGGATCATCACGTAGGGTTGTAGCTCTATAAGTTGCTGGATCAGGTATCTCGGGACGCGATGGCCGTTGACGAGAATCAGCTTCCATCGGTCCCCTTGGGGTACGCGAAGGACTAAGCCGCCGGCATCGCGCACGGCGTGCATAACCAAGTCGGCTTGGTCCTTTCTAGCGGCCAGCTCGGATACGTTCACGTTTCCACTCGACTATCGAAGTCACGCTGGCAAGCGTCACGGGCTTCATTTCCTGAGTTGTGGCCCCCGAGACAGCGCGAACGTGGGCCGAAAGCCAGATACCTACCCGTTGGAACATCGTTAGCGGTACATCGCAGGACGGAGTAACCCGAGGCTTCAATCGTGTGACTGGACTTGGTTCCATCCTTTAGCCTCGCTGCCACCCACTTAAGCCGAGGGGACTTAGGAGCATTTGATATAGGGCTCTTGGGAATCTCGGCTTTACCACTACTTACCGCTCCACCATGCTTTGCCAGGATCTCTTGCATCCGCTCATGACTCACCCTCTTGGTCTTTCCCATCGGTGAGTAAGGAATCTCTCGGCCGCTCATATCGCAAGAGCCGCATCCAGAACCTTTTGGAAGTGCGACCTATCGTTTACGAAATGCACCCAGACCTTAAAGCGGTCCATCAGTGCCAGATAAGCCTTTGCCTGCCGGGTATCTGCGCGAAGTTGCTTCCCCCAGCGTTTGCATTCCACTACCTGCTTCAGCTCTCCATTGCGGTCGAATATCCCAAGATCAGCGCGCATAAAGCCGGAGCAGTGCTGATTGGAAGGAACTGAAACTTCCATCTTTACGTTTACCCCGTTCGATTTGAGGAGATAAAACAGTTCACCAGTAACCTCAGACTCTGGATGCAGGTCATATGGGCAGCCCGGCTTAGCCATTCGGTTTATCCGCTTCACCCGAGATAAGCCGTTAAGACCCGCTACCACTCGGTTGACCTGCTCAACTTGGTACTCAGTTAGCTGTGCGCCCTGGATCCTCTTGCGCCATCCCTTGCCCGGCATTACTCCCAAGACTTTTGCAATGGCATGTTCTCGCCTGAGGTTGATTCCTCTGCCATCTGTTAGAACTACTGTTTCCATCTAGTCCTCTTGGTGCCCTTGTGCCCGGAGGGAGCAAAGAACCTCCTTACCTCCCAGACGAATCTGGGAAAGTTGAAGGCTCCCGCCGTCGGTGCTTTTGCACCCGTCGGTCGCTCACTGGTTCTGTACCTTCTTTGGTTCCCGTACAGCGGCCAGCGCCCCCTAGGAACCGCCAGATTTAGCTTTGAGTCTCCGTGGCGAGGGAGACTTGGTTGCGTTTGCAACCAAAATATTTATCGTGGTACTATTGACTTCTGGGCGAAGCCTCTATATCGCGACTCGCCCTACAAGCCCCTGCCGTGGTTAGGCCACCCGTCAGGGGCTTTCTCATAAAAAGAGGCCGATGCGAGGAATGCTCGTCACCGGCCTCTGAGGCAGCGCCGCGCGGGGGAAGTGCTGCGGCGCAATCTGTAGGAATATTCTGAAGATCGTTAAGCGTGCTGGCGTACAGATGACAGACCCGAGACGTGTTGTAATGCACCATTGGGACTGCGCTAACTGTTAAGTTGCAAATAGAAAAAGACTGTAAAACAAGTCTTTTCTGCTGCCCCGCTTAAGGCAGATATGTAAAGATCCTGTTGTAAGGCATGGAACGCAGTGTTAGGGTTCGCGTCCCGTGTTAGATCGAAACCAACATCACGGCGCACTTGCGATCCCCTTGCGCTGCCGCTTCACGTCATACAAACGTGTGCGTACCTTCAGCTTCCCCTCGGTGATTCGCTCAAGCCGATATGCACTGCGCTCGGGGATCAGCTCCGGCCATGCGTTGACAGAGGCGCGATGGATATCAAGCGCGCGGGCGACGGCGGACTGGTTACCGCCGAAAAACTTAAATACTTCGGATTTGTGCATTGCGAGCCGCATCGTAAGACATGGCTGACAGCCCGTCAATGCAAAATATGCCTTACAGGGGTGCTAATCATGGCGGCCGCACCTGCAAGTTAAGATTACTTCACATGATCCAAGAAGAAACAATGGGGCAGCGAATCACCCGCTTAGCTGAAGCTAAGGGGCTCACTCAGTCTGAGATCGGCCGGCGCCTGCGGGTGTCCAGGGCATCCGTGGGCCAGTGGTTCAGTGACGCAAGCCCTAATATAAGGCCCGAGAACCTTTTAATGCTGGCCTCTCTGCTCGGGACTACCCCCCAATATCTGGTATGGGGCGCTCTAGGAGGCCCTAGGGGCGGTCTTCCGCCTCCGGCCAATCCCATTGACCCTTCGGCGTCTGGAACCTTCAGATCGCCCTATAGGCGGCCCAAGAGTAGCTAGTCTTCTTGCCGGCCATTCGACCCATACCACGGTCCCCGTGGTTGCGGTCCTGATCCCCCGCACCGTCCCTCTTTTCACCTGAAGCTCCTTCGGTCGCCGCCCGGCGACATGGACCGATTGCGGGAGTATACGGCCTAGTTTGCAAGTCATGCTTGACATGACGCAAGGAATGCCTTACAGTGCATTCCCATGGCCTCCAAACATTCATCCTTACCTGAACGCCGGCAGAACCAGATAGCCCGGTTCTGGGAAGCCGCTTTTGTCAATGCGCCGATCCCCCACGCTTTGAAGCGGGGAAGTGCGGCAAAACCTGAAGGCATCGCACACATCGCCGCCGAGTACGCGGACGCCGCCGTAGCTGAACGGCGACTCCGAAACTTTCGGGAACGCGGCCATGAATAACGTTGTAACGAATCGTAACTTCTTATCTTGAGGGAGCGATCACAAATGATCTGTAACACCACGGGCGCCTATATCAAGGCGCACGCCGAAATCGAGACTGAAGGCGCGGACCTCGCCATCGTGCGCGATGCCACGGACTTCACCGTGTTCCACGTGGCACACAACGCCATCACAGACGCCGACATTCTGGCGCAGTCCTTGGTAGCCAGCGCTCCCGATAGCTTCGCCCGCGATACCCAGCGGGAACTGGTGAAGCGCTTTATCCAGCTCGCCTACCTGCGCGGCTTCAATGCTGCATACCGGGGAACGAAGTGAGCTGGCACCTTTCAGCAGCTCTCGTCTGCGCCGGCCTCGGGGCTATTTGCTGGACGATTGTGGCTATCGCCGCATTCCGTACCGCTGACCGTCTGCCGCCCCCGAGCCATCACTGCAAGAGAAACAACGTAGAAGCGGTGACCAAGTGAACGTACTTAAGTGGTGCCTGTGTATCGGCGGCGTTCTGGCCCTTAATTTCATCATCGTACTGGGGCTGCACCTGTCAATGATGCCCGCAATCTTCATGGGCACGCTGCTTGGGTTCACCGGTGCGCAAGCAGGTCTTGCATGGACGGAGGAGCCATGAGCGCGCAGTTCCTACTGATCCCCTGCTCTGAGTGCGAAGCCTACGACCGCGACCATGACGAGAAGTGCTGGCTGCATCCGGATCACGATCCGACACCGTGGTGTCACTGCTGCGGGGCGAAGACTCGCGAGGGATGCGACTGCGACCGAGTTAAGGACCAGTCGCTACTCGCAGAGGAATACGAATCCAGGCGCGATGACGATACGTATTGGGAAGCGTCAAGGGTGACCGGTGAGCGCTTCTGACGTGCGGGACGCGCTCGAGCTGATCGTCGAGCTTGCCTCTACCGAATGGCAAGAGGCCGACGGGTCGCGTAAGGGCGCGACAGATAACCAGGGGCGCCGACTGTATTTCGTCGCGCCTGACCTGATCGAAGAAGGCCGCGCCGCGCTGGCTGGCTCATCCAGTGAGCCACCGACCGTGTACGGAAAAGACGAAGTGGGTTCATGCCCCAAGTGCGGGCATAGGAGCATCTAATGGAAACTTCAGAGAACATCAATGAGCTTGCATCTGCACTGTCGAAAGCGCAGGCGGCATTTAAGCCGATTACGCGCGACAAGACAGTTACGGTGCGTACCAAGACCGGGGGGAGCTACAGCTTCTCCTACGCGCCCCTGGAGGCAATCCTGCGAGCGGTGCAGCCGGCTCTAGCTGCCCACGGCCTCGCGCTTACTCAATCCATAGAGGGCGAATACCTAGTAACCACCCTCTGGCTTGGGGCGAAGTGCCTGCATAACGCCGTGAAAATTATCGTTGGCGACGGAGGGCCGCAAGCCTATGGCTCAGCGCTGACCTACGCGCGCCGCTACGGGGTAACCCTTCTGCTGTGCGTGTGCGCCGATGATGACGACGACGGCAACGCGGCCGAGGGAAACACCGCAACGCCTGCCGCCAAGGGCACAGTCAACGGCCTCCCGCGCATCGACCCCATGGGTGAGAACGCTACGAAAGCGCCGAGCACGCTGGCGAAGCTGATCGCGTCGAACTTCAAAGCCGCTTGGGAAATGAAAAGCGACGAGCAAATCATTACGACGCACGCCACGGCAACCCAGACCCACGACGATTATCAGCAGGGCTGGAAGATGCTCCCCGCCGCAGTGAGGGCCGGTATCAAGGATGTACTTGATAAGCACGGCGTCACGTCTGGGAAAAGCAAAGAGACCCGCGCAGAACAGATCGCCCGCGAAGAGCGGGACGCACACAAGGGAGTTACGCAGTGAGCTTTGGTTGCGAGCATTGCTCCACGAATACCCCCGGCGACGAATGGCGCGCGGATGAGCCCCACCGTTGCCCGCTTGCCAATGAGGAAATTAGAAAGCTGCGGATAGCTCTCACGAACCTCTTTTACTGGACGGTCCAGCGGCATGAGATTGGCGGCTCGGCCACTACCGCTAGGAATCTGGCAGTTAAAGAAGCGGACGTAATGATCCATTGGGACGCAGAAAAGAGCGGAGAAACGCAGTGAGCTATTACATATTCGGGGCTGCTCTTGGTGCGGCTATTGCCGTGGCCCTTAGCGTGGGCCTCCATTTGTCCTTCTTCCCCGCATTCCTTCTGGGATTCGGGCTATCGCCCCTGACAGCAACGTTTTTCGCATCGAGGAGACCATGAGCTACCAGACCAAAGACGGACAAGGCGCCCTGTTCAAGAACTCCTACAAGGAGACCGAACAGCAACCCAACATGCGCGGCAATCTAATGATTAACGGCGTGGAATGGGAATTGAGCGCCTGGACGAAAGCCAAAAAGGATGGCGAAAAATATCTCAGTCTCTCGGCGCGGCCAAAGGTGCAGAAAAACGCCCCTGCACCCGAGGCCGCAGCCGGGGGAGGCGAGCCTGAGTTAGACGACGAGTTACCGTTTTGAAGCTCGATCCCGACGACTTTGCCCAAACGATGGTGCTGCTGATCTGGGCGGTGCTTTGGATCGCGCTAGTCGCGGCTCCGTTATGGATTGTCCTCCACTTTGTAAGGAAGTTTTGGTGAACGACGTAATCCAAGGCTTCATCCACAGCTACCGCTCAACGGCTGACGGCTCGCTTACTTTCACAATCGAAGTAGACGAGCTTCAACAAGAGCTGTTCCACCAAATGGGAATGCGTAAGGGCGTGGCTGTAGCCGTAGCGAGGTTAAACCTAGATGGACCTGCGGAAACTGGCGAGGGGTAAGGATTGTGTATTACGACTTCCGACAATCTGCACGCGCGATCCGACGACTACGGTTCTTTGTCACATCAAACGCGGATGGTATGGGTCGCTTAAACCCCCTGACATATGCGCTGTTTATGGGTGCCACGCTTGCCATGCGGTTATCGACGGGCGGACAAAGACTGATTGGACGCGTCAGGAAGTGGACTCGATGATCCTGCGCGCGCTGATTGAGCAACTTTCGGACTACTCCAGCAAAGGGATCGTGAAATGGTAGGACTTTGGCTATCCCCGCTTGAGCTATTCGACCTGACCGGCTACAAGCACAAGAACAGCCAGAAGATGGCGCTCGGCAAGATGGGCGTCCCCTTCCGCTCACGCCAGGCTGATGGCTATCCCCTGGTAGACCGCGCATTATTCCAGAAGCCCGAAGAAATGTTCGTGCCGCGTCGCCGCAAAGAGCCCCGCCTGGAGCTCGTGCGATGAAGGAGCCCTATGTCACGCCCCCGCAAGAGCAACACGCATCTCCCCCGCTATGTGACGGTGATTCACGGCTCATACTGGTATCGCCCGCCCTCTGGAGACGCGGAGCGAATAGGGCCGGAGGGCTCAGAGCATCTGGTATGGAAGTTCATGGCGGAGCGGACAGCTCCCCAGCCTCCGCCGAAGACGGGCGCCTTACTCTTGGAGCACTTCGAGCGATACAAGCGGGAAGTTATTCCAACGCTAGCGCCGCGCACCCAAAAGGACTACGCGCGCCACATCGCAACCCTGGTGAGAGTCTTTGGGCATATGAGACCCGACGAGCTTTTGCCGAGAGATATAGGCGCGTTTTTGGACAGGCCCAAGGGCAAGATCCACGCGAACAGACAGGTCGCGGTGCTCTCATCAGTGTATGCAAAGATGGTTGGACGTTGGTATGTCGCAGACAGGAACCCCTGCAAGGACGTGCAGCTAAATCCCTCGAAGAAGCGGAGCCGGTACGTGACCGATGCGGAGTATGCGGCGTTCTACGCGACGGCGAGGCCACGGATACAGCTTGCGATGGATCTGGCCTTGCTGACGGGGCAGAGGCAGGGGGACTTGCTGACGCTGCCGTTCAAGAATGTGACGGACGAGGGGATCTTGTTCAGGCAGGCCAAGACCGGGAAGCGGCTCTTAGTTGGTATGTCTTCGGCCCTGGAGGCCGTTATAAGCCGGGCGCGCCGGATGGTCCCGGTGGTGGAGATCGGTGGGTACGTGATCCGTACGCGCCGTGGGATGCCGTACACGTCCGAAGGGTTCCGAGCTTGCTGGCAGCGCACCATGTACAACGCGATGAAGGCTGGGGTGCTTCAGGAGCGCTTCACCTTCCACGATCTGCGCGCCAAGTCCGTGAGCGATTCGACAACGATTCAGGAAGCCTTCGAGCGCGCGGGTCATACCAGCATGGCGATGACGCGCGGGACGTACGATCGGGGAGTGCGAAAAGTCACCCCGCTCAAATAAGAAACATCGTCAGATATACGAAACGTGTACTGAGAATTTCTACAGTCCGTAAGTGGCTGTTTTATATTTTGAAACCTCGCTCTGGATTCCCCCGGAACCGCTTCCAGTCCTACTTAGGACCGGAATATAAGCAACGCCCTGACGGTGCTCTACTTGTTCCGCGTGGAACGTTGCCTATTTTGCCCCGGATTGACCTACCTAGGGCCGTCATGCGGTTGTTTTCTAGGGGGAGTTTGTGATGGCCGAGAAGCTGTTCTATCCCTATAGCGCTTGGGCGTCTTGGTACACCCGCAAGCTATGGCTGATGAAGAAACTGGGGTTTATCAAATGGTAGAGCAGCTTTCCACTGATCCGCTAAGCAGGGGTAGCATATGACTATCGAACCGCGCGTCCCCGCCCCGTGGGGCTGTCTCTGTCCCGAGTGCGCGAAGGTGTGGAAAGCCATGAAGAGGGAAGCCGCAAACAAAGATAAATGCCGTTACTGCGGTCACCCGGCCGATGCGGGCGTATGCCCTAAATGCCTAGAGGGAAGACGCCTTGCTACGAGTTGAAAGGGGCCAAGGAGACTATATGACTTCCGAGAAGTGCGACTGCCCCGCAGGCCCGTTGTGGCATATGCATTTCAGGACTGAGGGATCGCCCGTCGGAGTCGCGTGCCCATTTTGCGGGGAGCATTGGTTCAGGCTAGCTAGCCTGAAATACCATCTTGAGGGGTTCTGCGAGCGTTACGATGGGTTGGTGGGCGCCGATGAGTGAGAAGCTGCCATCGGAGAAGAAACTCTCCGCGACGATGCGCGAGGCATTGAATCGGTTGTGCTCCGGGGCTAGTGGCAGGGATATTGCTTCAAACACCGCGACGGCGCTTGAGAAGCGCGGGCTGCTCGTTCAACAGTCCAGCAAATGGGGCTTGAGCATTATCCCCACGCTGGACGGCTACCACATTCTAGGGCGCAAGCATCCCTACGAGGAAGCGGGCATGAGGTTTGACAAGTGAGCGCCATGAATGGCGACAGTTATATGGGACCGTGGTGGTTCTGGCTTTCAGCCATAGCGCTACTCGCCAGCCCTTTCATCATTGGATGGTTTATATGAGCGAGCATCTGCCCTCAAAAACGCTGGTATCGAAGATGCGCCGCCGCATCCATGACGCCACCAACGCTTTACCTTCGAGGCTCAACTGGGAGGACTTGCTAGCCGAGGCCGCCGACGAGATCGAGCGGCTGCGCGTGGCGCTGGAGTTGATAACCGGGACGTTGCAGCACAACTGCCGCAATCATCAAGAGTGCAAGCGCATCGCCCGCGAAGCCCTAGGGGGCGCTGTCGAGGGCAAAGTATGACTTCCTCAAATCAGCTGGCGCAGCGCTTGCGCGATATGGAAGACCAGGGAGCCACCGAGGGCGAATGGGGGCCAATTCTTTTGGAGGCCGCCGACGAGATCGAGCGGCTGCGCGCGGCGCTGGCAAATATCGCCGACTCGATTGACCGTGGCTACTGCTGTCATGTTGAGACGGACCCGCCCCACGACCTGCGTGCGTGTCTGCGGCACATTTCCAGGCATGCCAAGGAGCTGCTTGCTGGAGCCGCTGACGAGACGGACGAGCCTCGATATCGGTACTGCGGCAGTTTTGGATGCAAGGGAAACCACGATACGCACAACGACGGAAAGCTGGTGGAACCGTGGCCACCTGTTAAAACAGGAAGTGGTCTATGAGCATCAAGCGTTATATCTGGGCCGTTTCGATGGGTAACGTAGCCCACAAGATCTACAGCAAGAATTACCGCGTGGAAGGCGAGTCAACGGCTTGTGGGCGGCGCACTCAGGTCGGGTGGACTTGGATATCTGGGTCGATTCTGAAGCGCTACGGAGCGCGTCGTTGTACACAGTGCCAGCGTTGAACGGGGAAGGAAGTCTATGACTGAGTGGATAAAATGCAGTGACAGGCTACCAGACGAAAATACCCACGCGGTCTTGGTTGTCTTGGTGGATAGGCGTGGCGCAGACGTTATGCTTGGAAGCCATTGGCATGATGATCGGTGGACCATCTCGGGCGGGAATTATTGGGACAGGGACTATATGGGCGAGGTCACGCATTGGGCGCCCCTTCCCGTGCCACCTGTGAGCGAGACAGCGCCTAATGAATAACGCATCCAAAACTACTAAGGCATATCAGCGCGCGCTAGCCTATGCGAAGAAGCGTGCGCGCGGGAATTTCCTCATTGCTGAGGAGTTTGCTGAGTGCTGGATGGACGGATTTATCGCCTGCAACAACGCTTGGCGCAAAAAGCGCACCGCTGAGGGCAAGACCGGTGACTAAGCGCTGCGTCTGCGATCCTAATACGTGGCCCAATGGCGTCGATCCGGCTATCTGTGACTATTACACGCCCATTACTGACAATGAGGACTGGTGCATCTGCGGCCACGACAAGGAATGCCACACGGATACATCCAACGAGGATACAAAGTGAAATGGAATGCGTGGGTTGTTTCTGACCAGCATGGAAAGTTCGTATGTAACGATCTCGCCCCGAGAGTCCCCTGTTTTTGGACCAAGACGGAGGCCCACAATCTGGCGCGTGATATGACAATGGAGGCGGCCTCCGGCCATCCGGGTTACCGGAGCAAGAAGCTCCGCTATATAGCCCTAAGAGCCACTGTTACATCCACAGAGGGTACGAAGTGATAAAAACCAGTACCGCGGTATGGGAACCTACAGACTTATCGAAGGTTGACTGGCGGGGTATCTCTATCGGCTGCGGTTGTTATTGGTGGAAGAGCGAGGGCGTCTGGAAGCACGAGAATAAGTGCGGCGGTGATCGGTGTAGGTTTGGGTTTGAGCCGATAGAACCCGCTGATAGTGCGTCGGAGAGTACGAAGTGAATATCGATGAGGCCATGCGCGACCTTGCCCAGACAATGCTAAGCAGTCGCCTAAAGCAGTATAGGGACTGGGTAGAGTCGCCCGCGTATAAGCGCTGGAAAGCAGAAAGCGACGCCGCATGGGCCGCTAAGCCATGGCATGAGAGGGCGCGCATACGGTGGAGCGCCAGGGTACACAGATGGCGAGTAAGGCTGGGCGAAAAGATAGCTGGGCGCGAGTTTGACTACTAGAGGATCTGACAATGGATGAGCGCTTCGCTCCGGGCACGGAGTTTAATAGGCATGGAGTCCAAATGCTCAAGGAGACGTTTGCGCTCTGGCGCAACCCGCCCGTTGAGTTACCTGCAGAATGGGTGATTGAAACCGTAGTATGGGCAATCGCCCGAGCCGCTGTCAGCGCAGAGGAATCGGGCAATGGATGAGCGTTGCGCATTATTACTAATTGTCCTTGCCCTCGACGGTTGTGCCTCAGTCGCCACCGGAAACCGCAGGAGCTGGCACCAATGAATGAACAGAGTGACGACGGGCGTTATTTTGTTGCGCGCTTTCATCCGCGCGACCAGCAGCCGACGTTGGGGATGGCGCCTGGTTCAGAAGAATACGTGCTGCGGCGGGACTATTCGCGCTTATATGTGGCGCTTCAGCGGATCAAATCAGCGGACCCCGAAGTAGAACCAGGTGCGTTCTATATCTTTGCGAAAGAAACGGCCCGCGAAGCTCTTAAGCATTGGACTGAATAACAATGAAGCGCGAATTTATTATCTGGCTTGCGATCCTCGCTGCGGCGACTTGGATCTCATCTCTGGATTTCATACCGGATTACGAGAGCCTGTCGTATCTCCCGCAAGCTAGCACTGCTCCAGATTTCCTCCCGGCGCACGATAAATCATAGTCCGACAGGTGTTGTCTTCCTTCTTGAGATTGTCCTGCGCCCACGATTGCGCTGGGTCGCGTGTAATGCGAGGCATTACATACTGCGCTGGGTGTTCGATATGTTTAACTTTATAGTGAACGTCGCAGCCCCAGAGGATCACTCCGAGGATCAGCAGTATCGCCACCCTCACAGCTCTTGTTCGCCGGGGGTGGGCTTAGTCGTGGGCTGCTGCGCCTCATGGGCGAGCCTACGCATGGCCTCGCACACATTTACGATGAGGCAATGGCCCGCGCCCACCGCATTGCATTCCTTGGCGGCCTCGGCGGCCTCTTTAATGTCATGGGTGACGGTTCCATCCTTGTGGACCGATACACTATTGAGCCAATAGGCATCGCAGACCTGTCCGACGTGAGCGATGACGGGGGAACCGGCAAGGGCCGGAGACGCGATTAACAGCATAAATAGCAAATATGTCTTCAATGTCATTCCTCGCAAGCGTGATTGTCGGGGTCTGCCAGAGCGCCGCAGCGTCGGCAGATGACAGCTAGGTTGTAGAGCCGGTCGAACTCCCGCCACCGATCAAGGGCCTGCGTGGCCTCTTCCCTATTGATGTAACAAAGCTTGCAGTCACCCGCGCAGGCGCAGCCCTTGATGACAAGGCGCAGCGCTTCGAGCAGGTTAGAGAGCGCGTTCACAGACGATCTCCCCACGGAAGAATGACCGGCGCAGATCCTTCGCATACATCACGCGCGCTAGGTCCGGGGGATATCGGAATCCCCGCTTGCCGCACCTTTGGACGGCAAACCCTTCTCGCCAGTCGGTGGGGCGGCTTGAAACGTAATGGAACTGTGGACCGTCCCGATCCGCGAGCATCCCCGAATCCACCCCGTCCAGCTCATCAAGCAAGGTAGTGACCGGAATGGATTTCTGGCTATGTAAGTGGCCGGTAAATACTGTGCAACCCGCTGCCAGCACGTTATTGCGTGGTGCAGTTGGGCCGCCGCGTATGTTGTGAACGACATAGAACGGGGCCACATCCCGGTTAACCATTACGGCGTAACAGAACTCCCACGCAGGTAAGTGGGCCCGCAAGGTGAAGCCCTGCACGCCCTTGAACTGTCCCGCATTGGCGGCTAGATATCGGTCAAAGCGGCTATCGTGGTTCCCGACCGTGAACAGATGCCGCGCCTTCGGGGCTGCCCTGTAAATCTCGTCCATGTATTCTTTGGTAGCGGCCAGCTCATCATTAACTTCCGGGGGGTCTTCCCATCCCGTGGGCGGATGCCTAGAAATCTTGGCCCCGTCGAAAGCGTCCCCGTTGGAGATTACGATCTTGGGTTTAACCTCCTTGATAACCTCCAGAAGCGTTTCCAGGGCGAGGGAGCGGCGGTCCGGCCAGAAGTGGCTGTCGGAAAAGATAACGGCATAGCCGTCCTCTAATGAAGCCTCAAGCCGCTGTGGGTAGCGTGGGGCCTCTACTTTCCAGTCGGAATGGCCGAAGCCGTTCGTTCCGCGCGCGTTATTGGTGACAGAGAGCGTGGGGAGAATGACTCCTTTCTCTGCAAGCCGTGCTCGGCGCGCAAATACATTGCTTATCTCTATCCCCAGTGCCTCCGATACCCGCTTGGGTACTCCGCCGCATTTCTTCCACGTCGCTATAAACTCATCCGGGGATGCGCGCATTACCTTCCTGTCGTGAGCACTTGATGCAGAAGTCCCGCGCTCTGATCGACAAAGGCCTCATTGGTCGATAGCTTTGAGCCCATTGCCGCCAAAATGACATGCATAACCTCATGGAGCAGTACATGCTCCATGGCGTCACGCTTGCCGCGCAGAAGTCTGATCTCGTGGTTAGGAAAATCGGTTATCCCGACGCAATCCTCCCCGTCCTTCCATTCCGTGCGGGGGAGAATCCTTACCGCCCATTCCGTTCCGTAGATGCGGAATGTGGCGGGAATCTTCACTGGTGCGGATCTTCGAGCTTGTGGCAGTCCGCTATCACGCCTTCTATTTTTGACTCGAAGGCGTTGACGCTGGGTCTAATATCCCTTCCAGCTCCTGACTCAACTGCCCCACTGGCGGGATTACTACTGCCGGCTTTGGCGGGAGTGTTGGGCACACCGCTACCGGCTGGGACGCGCACGATGATAGGAGCATTGCGAGCGCTAATAGCATTACGAGCGCTACTAAGGTCGCTTTGAAGTTGGGCGTCATGTGCGTCTTTATCCTTCTGCCACTTGGCTTCCGTGGCAGCATTCACCAGCATCTGCTTCTGGAGTGCTTCAAGGTTCTGGACCTTTACGCGATCTTCCCCAGAGCTAACGAGAAACCAGACCACCCACGCCAGCACGCCGAGGATCAGAAGATCCTTGACGGCTGCGTAGATGGCGGCTGGCGTCACAGCCCGAGCTTCTTAGAGAACATCGCGTAGGCAATGCCGGCCCACGTAACGAAGTGGGGGAAGTTCGCCTTGAGCTTCGCGACGAGCGCGTGTTCTTTGGCAACTGCGGCAACTTCAAGGGCCTTCAATCGCTGTTCGATATCGGCGCCGAGGCTGGGAAGTACGGGATCAGTCATATCATTCATCCTTCTGTGAATTAGCAAAGCCGCGCCATGCGGTGAGTAATCCGGAAACCATGAGTACGATCTTCGCGCCGTGATGGCCGAAGAAGTCCTCGGCATACATCGCTATAGCCCCAATAGAGACTTGGGCAAAGCCTAAAATCTTGGTGCCATGTGAGCGCCAAAGCGTTAAAACGTTGTTAAGCACGGATGCCGTCCGGGGTGATTGAAAAGTGATTGCCGTCGGGTCGGGTATGAAAGTCCCCTCCCCAGCGGTAATTTGGTCCGAGTCGTTTCCACCACGCACCAATGTCCGCCAGCTGAGATCCGCCTTGGACATACATGCCGCCCTTGAAGAAATTCAAGTCAATGGCGAGTCGGTCGATGTGGAGACTGTCGGAGATGCCCGTGCCCTTCTTGGCGTTAATCGCGGCTTGTTCCGGCGTGCGCCAAGCCTCGCCAAGAGTCACCGTATAACCAAAGCTCGGGGCAGCCGAGATCAGCCGCGCAGCCGCCTGCGCAAATTCTTCCTGTAGAGCGCTCATTTCTTGATGAGCTTGTAGAGCGTGACGAGACCGGCGCCGATTGCCACAAGGGCCGCGATGTACTGCACCACGGGTAGCGTGCTAGTGATAAACGACAGGGCCAGCGATCCTAGAGAAACACTCGCGCTTCCGACTGGAGCCTGAGTCATATCACTTACCAATCGCAGTCCAGAAAAATGAGTCGGTAGTGCTGCTACCGTCCTGAATGGTGTAAGTGAACCCCGTGGTACTTAGCGCGCTTATGAAGATCGTCGCCGTGGTTGCAGCTACCCCGCTCAATGTGGCGGTCACGTTGTAGCAAGCAGTGGCAAATGGCACCTGAAAAGGCGTGATCGCATGAGCCCCGAACGAGGCGGGGTTTACAGTTCCCCATTGGGTGATTAGCCCCGTGGAACTTACATCAGCCCCATTGGTACCAAGGATTCCGTGAGTGCTTCCGGGGCTGGATAATCCAAAGTTAGCGCCCCAGTCAAACGTCGCGCTCGCGATATTGGATGGGTTGGAAATGACCGTCGTGACGGCGTTAAAGGTGTTGCCCTTGAGAACAACGCCAGAACAAGTCGCGGTGGCAAAGTTGATACCGACGAGGAATGTGTCGAAGGTGTTTCCCTCAATCACTGAACTGACGAAGGTTCTCAGGACTACGGCGGTCGAGTTCGAGGCATTACCGGAGATATAGTTGCCCTTGAGGATCAGGGACTGTCCGTAAATGTCGATCCAGCTTCCGGTAACGGAAGCCGCATCCCCGAACCAACAGCCGGTAATATTCAGGCCGTTGAAGGTTCTGCCCGAGGCTGAGGAGAGAATCGCGCCCGCAGCTCCCGAGGTCAGCGCCTCGAAATCGCAGCCCTCGAAGGTCCACGCCTGCCCACCGTCCTGTACGGGGGCGACAAGGCCACTACCGAACCTGCAATCCCTGAACTTGATGGAATTTGAATAGCCCCCGGACTGAGCCCCACGCACCGAGGGGTTGCCGTAGATGAAGTTGCAGCGCTCGGCGGTGAAGGCATTGTGCTTATTGAGGTCGAGGTGAAGATTCCCCGTACCCCCGATGCTCGACCCCACCGTGCAGTCAAAGAGCCCTATAAACGCCGGGTCTCCGTGGGTGCCATCGTTGTTCGAGCGGATATAGGTTCCGGTGAAGGATGCATTGGTATGCATGATCTGCAAGCCGCGCAACTGGCATCCCACCGAGGAATCCATATTGATCCAGGGGGATAGAGTCCCCTGATAAGCCACCCTGGTGGCCGGCTGTCCGCCCCCCGTAGCCGCAGCGTCCCCTTGCAGGATGATGCTGGTCTTAGCGTTAAGGGCTATCTGATTGGAGAAGGTATAGAGCCCGGCCGGGAGGGTAATAGTCCCTCCCGTGGTCCCACAGACCGATATCGCAGACGCTAGGGCCGTATCGCTGTTATTCGTCCCCGTCGGGTCGGCCCCGTAACGGCGGATATCGAACATCTTAAAGACGTAATTGGTCGGGGTAATGCCTGCCGCAAGCTCTGCCGTCGTCTGGGGGTATAAAGCCGCGCCTAAGCTCGCCTGATCGCTTATGGGAGGATAGTAATTATCGCGGCTGGCTAGCTGCGTGGCCCCCGTGGAATCGGTTAATACGAGCTTGTACGCGACTCCGGGCTGATAGCGGACCGTGGACTGTCCGGTAGAGTCCAGAACGACGGGATTGGAGTTTAGAACGGTTCCAGCAAGGTCCGCATAGGTAGCCAGGGGGATCGTGGACCCCGCCTGATAGGTATAGAGCAAGCCTCCCCCGAGGGGTAAGCCGGCATTGTCAAATGCCCGCGTGAAAGGAAGCGGGGCAAGTACAGTATTCGTCATTGAAACTACCTGTATAGGGGTCTAAAGTGAGGCCATGCTGTACACGCTGGTACTGTGCTTCGTGGCCTTCCTCATCATCTGCGCGGCATGGCTCATCCACCCGGGGTTAGGCATCCTGGTGGCGCTTCTCTCTTACGGGGCGATAAACGGGCTACTGGCCCGAGAATAATTCCTGCATTACCGGGATTCCCCCCGGCAGTCCCAGATAAGGCTTCGGTCCAGCGAGCGGCGCATAACTAAGCGCCCCCTCCGCCATTTGCTGCGGGAGGTTGCTTGGCGCCTGCGTCGGAATCGCGCGAGCCTGTCCTTGCGGCGATAGCAAATAATTTCTAATCCCCACTCGACTAAGCGGGTACGCCAACGGTGCAGCACTATGCGCGGCTCCCGCAGCAATGATTGCGCCGTAAGCGTCCACCGGACTAATGGACGGCTGGCTATCGGTCATTACTTGGCTAAATTTAGGAAAGGACTGCGCGAAAGAGCCGATAGTTCGTTGCTGCCCCACAAGCGGCACCCCAGACCCAAGCTGTGCGCCGAACTTGCGGGCCGAGATCGTGCCGAGGTCATCAGCAAGGGCAGACTCAGTAGAATGCGTCTGCGCGATAAGCTGGCGTGCGTTTTTGTAGCCTGTTAAAAGATCGCCCTGCCCCGTGTCTGCTAAATGGCGCTCCAGTTCGTCTTCAACTGTCTTAGCTGCGGCCCTGTAGGCCGTGCCGACCGACTTCTGGCCCGAGCCGAAAGCATCGCCGGCCTTATCCCTGAACATCCTAATTGCGTCCACTGCATCGCCGGCATCAAACGTCGGCTCATTGAGTGCGCTGATATCGTCCGCAGCCGTAGCGTTGCCTTGCAGCTTGGGGAAGCTCTTGGTGGGGCCGGATAGGGATTGGATGATCGATGACAGCCGCTGGCCGAAGCCCTCGGAGGCCGTAACCTGCCCCGCATTCTTCAGGGGCACATAGCCTTGCTGGAATGCGTCGGCGGCGATTGTCTTGAGCGCGTCTGGCGTAAGGACAGACTCGGGATGCTGCCCCAGAGCTTCGGCGCCGAGCGTCTGTGTGACGCCTTGGTTCATCTCCGAGCCTTGCTGCTGCAATTTCGCCTTGCCCGAAATGCCCTCAAGCAGACGGTTCATAAAAGTGGGGTTAGTGCTGGACGGGGCCACTACATAGCCCTCTTTCTGGCCGCTCCGAAGGGCAACAAGTCTTGCGGCTTGCCGCGCGTTCATAACGTCAGACGGCACTTCGGAAAGCGCGCCGCCGACTCCAGTCGGCCCCGGAACAGCTCCGCCTGCCAACATTGCCCCAATGCCCTCTGACACTTTCCCAATGACCGTCTGTGGGGCCTGCGTGTAGTAGTCAAGCGCTTTGCGAAAGGTGGCCGAGGGCAGCTCAGCATTGGGCGAGCTATAAGCGCGATCCCCCAGGAGTATTTTTTGCAGGTCGCTAGGGTTATTGCTCTGAACAGCATTTCCGATGAGGTTACTGGTAGCTACGCCCGCATCCATTGCCATCAGGGGAAGCCCTGCCGCGCCCTCCGCGAGGGGGCGCAGGAACGTGCTGGCCGTGGCTCCGAGCGCATTGGGCGACTGCTGAGGCGCCTGAGCAGCGGGAGCGGCTTGATTCCCGTTCGCGCGAATGTAGTCGGCTAACTGTTTAGCGCCCGCAGTATCCCCCGCCGCATCTGCTTTCTGGAGCGCGGCATATACCTGCGTGAGATCGGCCATTTACTTGTACTTGTCTAAGAGGTTCTGGATATCCGGGGGATGGCCGCCGCTCAATCCCTTCTGCTTAACCAGATCGTTCATGGTCGTAGTGGGATTGGACTTCTGCGCTTGCTGGAGCTGCGTAATATCGTGGTGCGTAAAAGGAATGGCGGTCTGCACGTCGGAGATAATCTTATTCACCGCGTCGCGCTGCTGCTGCGGTAGCTTGGGATTGTCGAGGTTAGTCTCGATGCCCTTCTCGATGATCTGCCGCGCCTCAGCCATCTTGCGGAGCTTGGTTAGCTCTGTATCACCGTCGCGCAACGTCACAGACTCCATGGAGTGCGTGAGCGTCCCGTTAGGCGCAAGGCCAGCGGACTCGATAGTGGAGAGATTGCGACTCACGCCTGCGATCATGCTGTTGTAGTCCTGCACATCCTGACTGGCGAGGCGGTTAGTCAGATTCCCCTTAATGGAATCCATGACGCTATGTCCGGGACTAGAGCCCACGCCCAGAACGCCAGTAGACGCCCCGGCTGGGAGTTCCATGATGTTCTTAAGCGACGTGGTGGCTTCGTTAGCGGACGATAGAACGCGCTGGAACATCAGGCCGCTGCGGCTATCCAGTCCGCTCTTGTCGGCCGGGCCGCCCTTAATTGGGGCTAACGTGCCGTCGCCACTCCACTGATACCCGGATGGCGGCTTATCCTCAGAAGCCCTGCTCTTGAGCTGCGTGAAGTCTATGAAGCTGCCCTTAAATCCCTGGCTCTGCGCGAAGCGATACTCATCCAGCATCGGCGCGCGGCTGTCCATCGTGAGCTTGTTATTAGAGTCGTCCCTCTGCCCGAAGGCACCATTGGGGCCAACAACATCAGTGAAGTGCTGCGGCATCCCCTTGGGCGGAAGTTTGGCGGACCCCGCCGCATCGTTGTAATACAAAGTAGCTGCGGCGCGGACGTTCTCCGGGGTCATGGTCTTGGGGTCCGAGGGGTCAAGCCCCAGTTTTGGCGCGTTTTGTTGCCAAAGCTGCATATATGCGGGATTGTTCATTATTAGCCGCTCTGGATTGGCGCTAGAAATAACATTCTCCGCCTGATTCAAATACGGCTGCACAGCAACCTGCATGCGCTGTATCTGGTTCTCCTGCATCTGGTGCTGCGCTTCGGCGGTATTCCCACCCTGAAGCGCGACGCCCTGAAGATATTGGGCCATCTGAGGGGAGACGCCCATGCCATTTACTGCCGCCACAGTCGCGGGCGATGGCGGAGGCGTGAGATTGGGACGCCCCGAGAATCCAGGCCCGCTATTCCCGACAGGGTAAGCGGATGCAGTCTGTGTCTGCGGTCCATCCTGAACGCCGCCACTATGGCCGCCCAACGTGGGCTGCATCGCGCCCTGCCAAGAGTCCGCCTGCATCTGGCGCCCCTGGAGTGCCATCTTTAGCTGCTGGATGTTCAGCGCGCCTTCTTGCAATTGCTGCTGCTGCCCCTGGAGCTGCCCCGGAGCGAACGCCCCACGCAGGTATTGGCCGATAACGTCAGGCTGCTGAGCCTGGGTTTCTGGGAAATAATCATAAAGCCCCATAACTAGCCTGCTCTTGCGAATTCGCCAAAGTATTTGCGGGCGGCTTCCATATAAACAGCGTGCGCCTCGTCTACCGTTTGATACCTGCCCAAATAAATCTGCTTTCTATTCACCGTGATCTTTGCGAACCATTTCCCGTCATGCAAAGAAACTCCCTTCTTTCCAGAGGTATTGTTCTTCCGATGCTTACCGTTGGCTATGTTCTGACAAACTTCTGCGGCGCGGAGATTACAGATGCGATTATCTTTTTTGTCGCCATTAATGTGGTCTACGGTGCGCGGCAATGAGCCGTGGACAAAGTAATACGCCAGTCGGTGCTCAGTACATCTTGAATTGGAAATGGCGATAGCCCGATAGCCTGGGCCCGAGCTATACCCGGCGCGCAGGCCCGAGTCTTTCCAAGTGAACACCCCGGTAAGCGCGTCATAGTTAAGACGCTCTTTGAGGGTATCGTATAGGCCCATATTTATTTACCCGTAAGCATTGCCGCCGGGGCCGCCGCCCCCGCCGCCGCCGAACATGCCGCCCGAATACATGCCATAGAGGCCGATGCCCTGCCCCGCAAGATTGCCGAGCGCATTCCACTGGCCCATCTGTCCAGCCGCCGAGGCATTGCCGGCATAAATCTGATTCGCCGCAATGCCGTTGCCTGCGTTCTGGGCGAACTGTCCAGTCATCGCCGCCGCGTTCTCTCCCTGATTGGCAAGGTTAGAGAGGCCGCCGATGTACTGCTGCGCATAACTGCTACCGAGTCCCTGTCCGTACTGCTGCAACGCCTTGCCTGTAGCGCCTGAAGTCAGCAGCCCCTTGGAAGCAGCAGACCTGTCCAGCGCCTGCACGCCCTGGTTCATCTGGAACTGATAGCCGGGAAGGTTCGAGAGCGTCTTCTGCCACTGGGCTGAGCTTGGGCCGGTTGAACCGGGTAAGCCGTAGTAAGACCCGAGCAGATTGTTCGCGGCAACACCCGTTTGCCGGAACGGCGCAAGGTTCGCGTTCGTCTGGTTGTACATCGCCATTTGAGTCTGCTGGGCTGCATTGGATGCAGCTTCCTGAGAACTGGCGGCCTTCTTGGCGCCCATGTAATTAGCAACGCCACCAATGACGGCAGCTCCACCGATCGCAGCCGCGACACACATAAATTAATCCTTGTAACTAAGCCCACGAGCGATATCGCTGATCGTGGAATAATGAACCTTGAACATTTTTCCTAATTTGCGGACCGAGTGCCCGGCCGCGCTTAGGCGCCGTATGCTGGTCACATCATCACTGGTTAGCTTGGACAGGCCGTGCCCAGCCCCCCGAACGTTGCGCCGCTTCTTTACGCAATCGGTTACGTTATCTTTGGCGGTGCCCAAAAATAGATGCGCCGGATTTACGCAGTAACTAACGTCACAACGATGGCAGACATTTAGGTTGTCCGGGATTGGCCCGCGATGCAATTCATAGCTCAGGCGATGTGCAGAAATCAGTCCACCATCATGGACTATCGAGCCGTAATTCCCCCTGACGGCGCCAATCCAAATCCAACATCCAGATTCAGTAACTGGCATGTATTTAGAGTCAAAGCGCTCTCGCAGTGTGCCGTGCATATCCGCTATGCCTGTCATCGCAATCTTTTCTCCATAACTATGTCATCGCTGACATATTGCCGGGCCTTGAGTACCTGATAAACCGGGCCGTCGATATGCGTCGGCCACCCTATGATTTGCGCGCCAAGGCGCTGCATTTCCTTCTCGAATATCTCAGCAACAACCCCTGTGTAGGAGCGGTAGCCAGGCTCGATATAAACGGAGTCACCGATCCCGCAGAGGATGTTTTTATGGTGCAGGCTGGGATAGAGAAACCCCAGGAGATAGCCCACCAGTTGAGCGTCATTCCGCACCGCAACGGATACGAGTAGGCCCTGCTCTGCCAAACTCAGATAAGCCTGCGTGTTTGGCTCAATGGCGAACTCGCGCTCACCGTAATAGGCGCACGTTTCACCTTTTATCTCAGTGCTCTCGTTCCAACATTTCTGCGCTAAGGGAAGAATCTCGGCGGCCAGTTCAGCGGTGAAAGCTTCTCTGGCTATGGAAACGGTCATATCTGGCTGAGCGCTTGCTGCACGGCGAGATAGCGGGCGTAGTTATCGTTCACGTCCGCGATGAGCTTGGCTTTCTCAGTCTCCAGCGATAAATCACCCGATACCAGTGCCGATGTATTGATAGAGCGTCGAGTAGTAACCTGTGGGCAACCATCGATGTACCCCTCGAGGACGATCCACTGCGCGTCCTGTAGGTCATCCCCCGAGAGAATGCGGCGAACCCCCGTCACAAGAGCGGCCCTCCCGAATGTCCCCCGCCGCCACCACCACCCCCTCCACCAGAGGTCGAGTTAGAGACGCGCGTTGCGGTACCGCCCGAGGTATAAGCGATGTACCCGCTGCCGTTGATGGCGATAGTGAACGTGCTGCTTCCGGTCACCGTAATGGCCTGATTGGTGCCATTTAGGTTTGTGCCGAAGTCTCCGGGGAGTCCTGCAAAGGTCACCGTATCCGCCGTGGCCCAGCCGTGCGGAGTCGCTGTGGTAAACGCAATGGGATTAGCCGAAGTCGCGGCGGTAATGTTCTCTGTAGTCGCTGAGATCGCCGTAATCACAGAGCCCACGTAATAGCGCCCGTTAGCAGCCACCACGGTCTGCGCGTTGGTAGTGGCGATATAACTCACGGCCCCGCCCGAAAAGAGCGGGTCGTCCGCATAAACGTAGTAACTCGTAGCCGGGGTTAATCCCGTGATCGAGCCTGACCCGTAGGAAACCTGCCCATACCCATATTGCAGCGTATGGGAGGCCACGTTGATCGTGGCAACGCTTGCCGTAGAGGTCGCAGTCAGCGGGAGCGAGCTTTGTACGGAGAGCTTATTGCCCGCAGACACTTGCGGCAGGAAGCGTTGATCGGATGCCGTCCCCACATCGGTGATCTTCTGAACAATCGTCGGAACTGCCGCCGCACGGCCCAGAGGATAAGACTTAGGGCCCAGCGTAACCCCGCCCGTGCCATCGGCTACCACTCCCGCATTACAATCATGGTTCAGATAGCGGATATCCATGCGCGAGAGCACGTCGCGATAATGGACGGTAAGCTGTCGCTCTAATTCCGGCCCCTGTACCGGCCCCGGACCGAAGCGCGGGGGCGTCACCTTCATAGTGTCCGTCATACCGCGAGCAACTCCCCCTCAACATTCGCCGCGATCCACACGACCTTCTGCGAGCTCGTGGTCCCCACGCGGGCGACAGGTCTTCGTCCGATGCCGTTACGCCTCCAGCGCATGCGCGCAAGGCGTTGGCCGATCTGGCCGCCCATCTGGTAACGCTCGTTACCGAAGGACACTCCACCGTCAAAGGACATTTGCAGCCAGGTCTTGGGGTTTGCGTCAGTCCCGGTCACAGCCCCCACGCCCTGCTCTGCTACCAGCTCCAACATATCGCAGCGCAGCCGCTTCATTTCCTGCTGAGATACGAGAGGCCATGCGCGCTCGCGGTAGATCGGCGTACCGGCATCCGTAGTCGCCTCAAGACCCATGGTATAGAGGGCGCCCGAGTGGTGATCGAGAATGCAGTGCTCGTTATTGAAGAAGGCATACGCGCCTACACGATGCCTGTGGAGTACACCGCTCGTATCCTGCCAGCCCCGGCGCGCCCACTGCTTCGTTGAGCAATCGTAGGCGTAGGTCTGGTCTGCACTCGGGAAGGTAATCACGTAGAAGGTATGCCCTTCTTCGGAGTACCCGAACGCATAGGCATCCTCTATGAACGGAAAGCCATCGAACAGATGCTCTATGGCGTGCGAGGAGACTCTGTCTGTCTGGTACCCGATAGTCCGCACTACAAAGGCTTTCCCGGTCCTATCTCTAGAGAGCCAGAACAGGGAGCCGTCGGTATAAGTGACCGAGTATGGCGCAGCACAGCCAATCGAAATGACGCCCCCGGGGATGCGCTCGAAGGGGAATGCGGCCGCTCCGGTATCCGCCCAAATCTCGGTCGACTCCTCCCCGAGTAACCACACTTCGCGCTGATCCGCGTGGGCGGCCACGAGGTTATCGGGTAAGGCTTCCGCAGTCGCAACGTCAATCGGGTCGATGCTGGAGAAGTCATTGATTGCGGTAAGGCCGAACTGCCCGTCAGAGCGTTCTGTGAACACTCCATACCCGTCCATGAAGGTAATGATTCCATTACCCGGAGCGTTGGCCACGGTGGCTAAGCTAGTGCCGGTCGTATAGCTGAAGCCGCCCGAGTGCGCGAATACCACCTGAGTATCATTCGCCGCAGCGCTCACCTGTCCGCGTGCGGTCGATAACGTCCCTATCAGCGTCGTGCGCCATGAGGGGTCTATCTGGTAGACGTTAAACCCACAGACCGCATACAACACGCTACCGTCGCCCGAGGTCTTGAGTGCCCGTCCCTGACCGGGGTTTAGCGCAGCCTTCTGAATGAGCCCTGGGGTACCATAGAACGCGCCGTCCTCGCCCCCGGCCTCGTTATATTCGGTATAGAGATTGACGCAGGTCTGTGCGGCCAAGGGGAGAGACCGCAGCGAATATGCTGCACCAAGAAAGGGCGTCTTCACCTACTGGAGTCTCGTCTGGAGCTTCGAGCCGCGAGTAAACCGGCGCAGTTCGTACTCTTTGGCGTCTTCCACCAGCATGAGATAACGCTTCTCCCATTCGGGCATGCGCGCTATTTCACCCACGTACGGGGCGGCTTCCAGGAGGCAGGCATAGAGCCACAGATCAGGGAAGCGCTGAAAGAACGCATTCCCCACAAGCCCTTCGGTGACGATGGAGCAGAAGCGCTTGATATAGCGCCCGTTGATGACGGTTCCATCAGGCTGAACCGGCCAGAAGACGAGGTTTTCACCCTCATAGCTATAGTTATTCGGCTTCCGTGCCGTCTGTCCCTGCCGCTGGACGTTCATCTGGAACTGCTCATAAGGCATGTAATCCAGTGTTATGCCGGTGGGGAAGAACACCGACCGCAGCTCGATCAGGTCAATCGGGAGCGGAGCGGAATTGCCCGTCACGGTGAGTGTAAGTGCAACGTCCTGCGTGCTGGATCGCACATCCCGGTATACCCTGCGCTCGCCCAGTGAAACGATCAGATCAAGGATCGAGACTGAGAGGCTGGACGTGGAAGCATCATCCCCGTCAATTAGCTGCTGCACGGCAGTCCTGAACGCAGGATAGCTTGAGAAGTCGTAAGAGCAGGGAACGCCGCCCGAGACAATCGTGATATTGCCCGGGACATAGGAGAACTGCGCGATACCCACCGACGATGAGAACGTCACTGCGGGGATTTGGAATCCATTGCTTGCCGGGCCGAATGTTACCGAACCGATGCTTAAATTGAAGGAAACTGCGGATACCAGCAGAATCTGGTCGTCATTTGAGATGCCAAGAATGCGGTCGAACATGACCGCAGAGGCTGGCATCACATAGTTATGGATTGAGCTGGCGTTGAGGGTTACCGCTTCAATCGTGAACGAATGGCTAACCGTCGCGCAGGAGAGGTTATAAGCGTTACCAGCCCCCGTGAGGTAGACAATGAATGCCTGGCCAACAGATGCGTCAACGGCGGGAAGCGTTGCGGGCGGCGCACTATAGGGGAAGTGCCCCGCCGTCCATTGCTTATCGACAAAGGCATTCGACCCGCTATCGGATATGGTGCCGAATGTCCCAGTATCCGGCACCACGACCAGGCTATAGGTGTTCCCCGCCGTAAGGGCTGCGGAAATCGCTCCGCTCTTGAGCCCGGTGGTCGATACATTGATGGCCGCGCTGATGGCTACGCGCGCGCCGCCAGAATCGTATACGACGACCTTCGCCGTATTTGATGTGCCCGCAGAGCCGACATTGATCCATGCCGTGAGAGCTGCCGTGTTATTAGCTACATAGAAGGGCGTTCCGCTGGAGGATATGGCGTTCCCGGTCGTGTTGAACTGCACCACATTGACGGGGGTAACAAAGTTACTGCCATCATTGCCCAGGACGGTCCCAGTGCCGGCAATAGAAATGACATAGCCGCCCCAGCTATTAGAGCCGCCGCCAGTCCACGAGAAAGTCCCAGTAAGGGTGCCGGTAGCCCCCGCAACTACGTTAGCCTTGACGGCGCCTACGACGCCAGTCGTGAACGAGGTCGTGCTGGTGCTGGTTAATGAATTGGTAAAGCCCGTGGGGACGGTGAACGAGGGACCGTTATAGGTTGACTGATTGCTTAGGCCCGAGACCCATAAGACATCATCGCCCGCTGCGGCAGTGACGCCGCCCAGTGCAATACTGAAAGGTGAGGTGCCCGCAGCGCCGTCTACAGTCCCCAGTGAGGCGGTGAACGGGCTAGTTGTATTGCGCCCCGTAAAGACATAGGTCTGAGTCGTGGCGAAATTAGCCGCGTTCAGCGTGACCGTATAGCTTGTGGGCTCGCTGGCGCCTGCAACCTTGTAAAGCGCATTACCCCATGACTGATGGGTGGTCGGCAGACTCAGAACCGAAAGAGTCGGGATGGCCGAGAAGCCCGAGCAGGAAACGGCGCCGGTTCCATTGCCGCCCTGCGTGATAAAGATAACGACAATGCTGCCAGGCGGCGGCGCGAGCGGTAGCGTGCCGGTCCCAATCGTCCCTGCGGACGTGGTGCCGACATTGCCTATACTTGTATAAAGTGCCACGCGTTACCCTAAATAAGGCCCAAAGTTACAACCAATCTGCGTCACTCCCGTATCCCATGCGCCCATCGGGCCGCCAGTTCTACCAGCGGCCAGGATCGGGGATGCGCCGCCGAGCTTGAACTTGTTAGGTCCGCTGCCGCTTACGATGGGGGCCGAGAACACCGGATCTCCAGTGCTGGAATGCGCCTCAGTCCCCGTGTGCGTCTGCCACGTCGCGAGAGTATTAAATGCCGTCGTGTTGTCGCCCCACATGTTCGTGTAGTTCGCAGATCCCTGGAAATAGCGGTTGTAATCCAGCGTCACCAGCGTGGAGGGCGCCCCAGTAACGAGCTTGCCGTTCTTACCCGCGCCTCCGCCCGTCCCCACGGTGCTGTAATAGATATTGTTGTAATACGTCAGGAGGCTTGCGGCTGTCGCGTAGCACTGCCAGCCCACTGTCGCGCCCGATCGGGTGTCGTAGATCGTGTTGTTATAGATATTCAGCGGCTGCGCAATGAAGGATGTATTCAAATCCGCCAAGTGAAGCGGCCCGCAGCCATCCACAATATTGTGGCGCAGGACATAATTTATCGGGGCTGGGCCCGTATTGGGATTGCCGAAATACCCATCGAACCCCTCGAATACTGCGGACTGTCCGCCCCCAAAATTGCCGACATTATAGAAGTAGTTATAAGCAACGACCGTGCCGGTACAACCCTGCTTGTCCTCGATGCCGGTGCTGCAATTGTAGAAGGTGTTATTAAGGAACTGGTTATCATGACAACCGTATTCCTCGACCGCATGGACGTGATCCATATCGGTCACGTCGGTCGAGGTCGCATCATGCAGGAGATTGTTTTGGACGAGGCAGTGGTGGCACCCCTCAAACCAAATGAGGGCGCTATTCTGGCCGCCCGCGTGCGTCGTCGTCTTTACATTGTAGATTTCGCAATTCTGGACCGTAATCCCAGTCTCACTCGCGGCGCTGGCGTTGGTGATACTGAAATTGCCCCAGAATGCGAGCAGGTGCGCTATTACATTACTCCCGCCGCCGCCTATGTTATTACCGTTGATCGTTATGCCATCAACAGTGATATAGCTGCTCGTTCCGCCGCCGGCCTGCCCGCCGCCTCCACCCATAATATTATTGTTATTAAGCGTGTCGACATTGATGATGGCGACGCGCGGGGTATAAACGCCGCTTGCGTTGCAAGAGGCTATGTAGGTCGGATTCGCCGCCGTGCCCGCAGGGATGTTGAGGATTGACCAGCTATAATCGCCCGCGCCCGTATGACCGGAAGTCAGCAAGGAGGTATTGTAAGTCCCCGCAATGATGCCGACCTTTTTGCCGGCCATCTTGGCATTGTTCGCATTGCCAGAGTTATTGAAACTCGTAATAGCCCACGGCTGTGCAAGCGTGCCCGGATTCGCGTCGTTGCCGCCTAAGGCAATGTAAAAATTAAAAGCCCCGGCTCCAGAGCCGAACGTGGTAGCTGAAACAGCGGGGGATTTGGCCGTTTCAAAGTTAGATCCATAAGCGGAGACCTGATAGCTATATAGCGTAGCGGGCGATAGCCCCACATCCGCATAAGTGACCCCCGTCTGCTGGGCAATCTGCACCCCCCCTCGGTAGATTCGGTAGCCAAGCAACCCGGTACCGGAAGAAGCGTTCCATGACAGATCAATTTCATTCTGAGAGATTGCGACGGCAGCAAGCCCCCGCGGGGTAAGGGGGCCAGAGTTTATTACCCCCATAATCTGATGCTGAAAGTGACCCGCCGATGCCTGAAGCTTGTAGGGCTTCTGCCCGAACGTGATATCAATTTCTCCGCTTGCCATTTAGCTAATCACCAAGTTGGCCACCTGTACCGGAGGCGATATTCCGTTGGCCTCGTCCACATACCACAGGGCTCCAGTGCCACTACTGAGATTCGCTCGGTTGAATGTCAGATTCACTGAAGTGGGCGCCCAGCTGGTATAGGGCTGGATCTCCCCGAGCTGCGTTCCGCCAATCGTGAAAGTGGAGGTATTGGTCGCGTAGAAACGCCCAAGGCCCGAAGTCTGTACATCGAAGTAGGTATTAGCGAGATACCCCCACTGGGTATATTTGCCCGGCTGGTTGCCGTTGGCCGATTGCCATGTGGTACCGGCACCGCTGGATGGGGTCGGCCCCTGGTTTCTCGCATAGCAACTGCCGATCGCTTCAAGCCAGCGCGCCTTGCCCGATGGAATCGTCGGACCGTGATAGAAGATGGAATTGCCCAGGCCGCGATTGCCGGTCCCATTGCCGTCATACATGAACTGATACCCCGTGGTATCAGAAGTCCATTTGATGACAATCGACCATTTCTTCCAGCCATTCCCGGTCGGGCCGCCCGTTGGATTCGAGGGGTTGGTGATCTGATCCCAGAACGCGAAATGCCCATTGTTGTCGGGAACGGCGATTACATTCCCCAACGTCGAAGGAATGTCCATATCTATCTTCTGGGTGCCGGTATTACTGATCGGGCCGCCAGTGCTCCCGTCCCCCGGATCGGCATAACCAGTCCATGCAACCGAGGCCGAGCCTGCATCCGTGCGGAAAGGGCCGCTCCCGCCTACGCAGGAGTTATAGAACTTGTGATTGTTATCGTGCTGCCCGGTGTGCGGGGAAACTAAGTCATACCACCAGTTGTCATCGCAACGGAAGTAATAGTCCCATGTGGAATAGAAGACCGAACCCGGCACCGGATAATCCACATATGCCAAAACATCCAGACTAGTCACGGTGGGGTCGTAATGGCAGGCCGCCAATGCAACGCTCGTGAAGGGCGTGGGTGGGACAACCGTAGCAGACCCAAACAACTGAAATGGGAAGGTACGGTTAGCCATGTTGGCTAAAGAATTTGAAGCGCTTGTTGGGGAGACCCCGCTCCATCCCCCATTGATCGCACCCGCGCCATCCTGTCCGTGATCCCACAGCTTCGGCGCAGATGTGGACTTAGTCAGGAAGGTGGTTAGGCCGCCGTGGGGGGTTATATTAAAAGATGCCCCATTAGATACATTGATTGTGGGCACGAATACCGATGGAGCAATGTACCTCGGGCCAATGGGCATGTGCTGGTAATGCGTGGGCGACGCTTGCAAGCGATAGGGCTTGGCCCCGAACCTTATATCGATATTTCCGCTAGCCAATTCGTCACCATTACAACCAGTGAATAAAACGGGGAGACCGCACAGAAAGGTGCGGCGTTGCACCTAACTGCCCACCGTCCATATTTCTAAGTTCTTCATAGACCAGCCCAGTTCTATCGTTGCGGCTGACCCCAGCGTATGAACCTCCGCGTTCAGGTGCGTAGTCGAGAGTCGATATTGCGCGGGATCGAATGTCGTCAGCACGCCGGGAAAAGCCGCATCGAGGGCATGTAATGCGGCCTGGAACTGCTGATAACTACAGGACCACTCGAAGTGCATGAAGCCACTCCATGGCGTGGGCGTGTAGAACGAACTCCCCGCCGTAGGCGTGCAATAGGTAGTAACGACCCCCAGCGGGTTAGTCAGGATGTAGTTCTGCGTGGGAGCGTCTAGCGATATCCCTACCCCAGGATTCGCCAGATTGTTGTGGAACACCGCCACGTTATAGGTCAACTGAACCCCGTTCGGATCGGTGAACAGATGCCCCATGTTCACGAATACATCATTTCCCCCGGAGCACTTGGGCACCTGAAGGTCAAACGCTTCGTGTAGAACAAGTCCCGGGCCAGACAGCGGGATGGGCGCCGTGAAGTCCGTCCATGGCGGCAGAATCCAGCGATACTCCGGCGTAATCATCAGCTTTGAATCGCTGGCGCTCGGCGCGAGATCGTTGCTATTCAGGTACGCCCCGACCGTACCTCCTTCCATCTGTGCAACGCTATGCCCGCTTGCGTTCTGGAAGCCCCTCTGTGCGGTCGCGGGATTGACGGGAGCAAACCCCGTGAGCGCACTCACGTCCACCGTTGAAACGACAGGATTACCGTCACCCGTGAAGCGGTCCGCTTGCACGAAGTTCATCACGTACTGTTTCTTGGGGACGTTCGGGCCTGACGGTGGACAGACCCAATTGATACCAGAGACGGTCGGCTGTACGAATAGGACGGTATTTACGAAGTTACCGACCGGGTTCAGTCTTGCGGGGACCGAGAAGTGCTGGAAATGAGTGGCCGAGGCTTGCAGTCTATAGGGCTTGCGCCCGAACAGAATATCAATCTCTCCACTCGGCACAACTTAAGAGTCCTGCAAGATCCCGTTGGTACCATCGAACACCACCGTAAAGGTGTCGGACGAGGCGAGCGTGAGGTTTGAGCCGTAATCCCAGAAGCAGATCAGGTTCTTGCTGGCCGCTGTGTTGTTGTACAGCGAGACATAGCGGAACGGACCCACGGCACCCGAAGCCGTCCACGTCGGTGACGCAGCAGAGCCCACGAGCTTGTAGACACCGCCCGTCTGTGTCGAACCCGTCACCGTGACCGTTGCGCCGCCAGCGGTATAGCCGTTGCCCGCGCTAATCTCGGTGAGGTCCGCAAAGACCGCATTCGATGAGGTAGGAGCAGTATTGGTCAGAGCCACCTTCAGCGTGTCCGACCCAAGGTTGTGAACCTTGTTATTCACGTCTGCCACGAAGGCATTGAACTTTTGTCCCGTCGCCATTAATGAATCCTCAGTGAGTTAAACAAGTAATTTCCCGTCAGCGTCTTCGATCTGTGATTTGGCAAAGCCAATCACGTAAAACCCGTGCTCTCCGGTTACCTGCACCGTCTGCAAGTCCCAGCGCTTCCACAGCTTGGGAAGCCACCACGTAAGGGGCTTCTGTGTCAGGTGAGCGTTGCGGCCATCGGAGAGCGTCTTGACCGCAGGCCCCGTGTGAACCGTGAGAAAGATCAAGCCCTCGGTGAGGGCCTTTAAGTGATCGAGCACGGCCTTCAGGCACTCCGGCTCGATGTGTTCCAACACGTCGATACACGCGACCATCTGGGCAGGAACCGGGGAAGCTGCGAACTTCTCTACCGCCGGGTCGTACGCCTGGTACGTGATCTTGTGGGGAATCTTCAGATGCTTGGCGAGGTTGACGTTACCGCCGCATCCGTAGTCGAGGAGATGCGTTATCTGCATCCTCTCGATGATCTGGGACACAATCGGCGCGTAGCCGATGGAGGCTGTCCCGTAGTTTGTCGTCGCGTGTAGGTGTTCCTGCTCAGCCCGATATTCGGGCGAGATTAGGGAGCCAGATGTTTCTGCCACAGTCCGTTTCGGTTAATCGCTTTAATGGTGGTCGTGCTAACGCCATAACAGCGCGCTAGCCGCGCGGGCCCCAGTGGGGCTAGCGTCCGAATCATGCGAACGTCGTCCCAGGTGAGCTTGCCGCCGCCCTTATTCCTCTCGCCGTATGCATGGCGCTTCTTGCTAACCGCATCCGCTGCATTAGCAATCCCGTCGCCTACCGAGAGGTGCGCGGGGTTAACACATGCGGGGTTATCGCAGGAGTGGAGAACCATAAGGCCCTCTGGGATGCTGCGATTGTTGGCAAGCTCCCAAGAGAGCCGGTGTGCGTAGACATTGCCGCCCTTGGCGGAGCACCAGATAACGCCATATCCGCGTCTATTAGTGGCGCTAGTCCATAGCCAACAAGAATCTGTCTTAGAGACTTTCTCTAAGAACCTCTCAAGTAGCGGACGTCTTTTTCGCGGCAAGTCTCTCTAGCCTTCTTGGTTCGTGAACCGAATTACCCATTAGCTCTTGATAGCCGACGCTGAACACGGAGCGCTTGAATTCGTGGCCCCAAATAGCGTCTTCAGGGTTACAGCGCGTCTCTTCCCAGACTGGTATCCCAGCGGTCCAGTGATAGAGCTTCGCGTCCTTGGTCTCTGCGTATGAAACGCAGTGGTTCCAGTCCTCTGGCAACTTCCCTATCCGGGAAGTCCAGTGGTAGTCGAACAGGACGTTGCGCTTGTCCTCTACAAACTCGGGCGATAGGACTCTGCACCGAGCACAGTTGTAGAGCATGGCCGATGCCCACTCGAACTGCGGCTGGTGGATCTGCATG